AACACTACTTTAAAATGTATAGATCTACTGCTCAAGATCCAGACATCACAGGCTTTGACAAAGGCTTGCTTGGTCAGGTTTTTTCTCTTCCGAATAAGTGGAAATTTCGTACACGCAATATAGCGATGCGTATGGGTTGCGGGACCACTATGGTATATACTGCTCTGAAATCTCTAGAGGCAAATGGATATCTAATCCGAACTCGTACAAGAGATGGGGATAGTAGATTTGTGTCGGTGGACTATGAATTCTTCCCCAAGAAGTTGAAGGATTACCCAAACCTACATAAAGATCATCCGCTTTACTTTGAAAATTCAGTGGCTAAACGCAAGAAAAAGGCGTCAAAAAAGGCATTGGATTCAAAAACAGACTCACAACCCACCGATAATAAAATACGTAGAAAATCCACCCGACCCATCAAAGATGTTGATAAATCTAATGATCTTTACGATATAGAACCCGATGCCGAATTTAACGATTATCATGAACTTTATGATATAGAAATCGATGCGAAACAGGTCGAAACGGGTGAAATTGAGCAAAAACACACACACTCCACAGATACGTGTGAGCAATGTGAATACTTAAAACATACCCCATCCACAGATACGTGTGAGGCAACCACTAATAAGCAAGAACATGAAAAGTACGAATCAACACAAATCGAGCCTACAGATAAATGTGAGCCAATAATCGACACCAAAAATAGTGCGCAATTTGTGAAAAAACAAGATACACTTACAGATACCTGTGAGCCATTATCGCCACCACCTGTTTTCGCTCACAATGAATATGAGCCATTTACGGATTTTCCACGTGTGGTTTTTCAGACACTAGATATTACATACTCTAGAGATAATAGAATAATACCCCCTATAATCCCCCCCCTCGAAGAGACCAAAAACGCGTCTAGCGACGCTGATTGTTTGGAGACAGAAAAAATGAACATAGAGGCTTCAGAAAAACCAAAGAGCTCTAAGAAACCCAAGACCTCTTATCCGGAGGAAATAACTTCCGTCGGCGATGAGATGATCCGGCTAATGATCGAAGGCCATCCGGGATACAAAAAACCTGCTCAGATGAACAAACTCTATGAGTCGATAGATCTCATGGTCCGAGTAGATAAACGCGATCCGAATGAGATCATAAGCCTATGTAAAGCCACGCTAGAAGATGAATTCTGGAAATCCAAATTGTACAAGGCTAACCCTGCAGCATACCTCAGAACAAAATTCGATCAGCTGACCGTTCATTTCAATACCAAAAAGTCTAAGTCGTCGTATTACAATAATTCCAAACCAAAAACCATCGCTCTAGCGTCATGTAATGATTACATCACCGCCAACAAGGAAGCCGTTAAAGAAGATTATATCAAAAACAATGAGGTTACAAATGATCTTCAGACGCAATCTGAACCACAAAAACTTACAGAACAGGAGTTAAGAAGACGGGCTAAGTTGGAAAAAATGAGGGAACTTAACCAGCAATTCGAAAAACTTCATGAACGTGTCTCGAAGGATAAGTATGAATAAATGCATGGTTCTTTCAGTAAAGAAAGACCTATCTGGAGAGCCTAGAACGACTTGTTATGGTGGTATAGAATGGGAATTATTCATGGACCACTACATGATTCCAAGAAAATATAATACGATTAGGTTCTCTCAAATCTCTCAGTCTGAAGAGTTTATTCAGAAAATGTGTGATTTTGTAGATGTGCCAGATGGCATTATGATCATGCGTGGACCACCAGGAACAGGAAAAACATTTGCTTCTATAGCAATGTGCGAGAAATTCACCAGGATGGATAGCGGATGCGCTTATTACACTATCCACAGGCTTAACAAGAAGTGGTTGGAGTCGATTCAAGAACATGCAACTAGATTTGAGGATGAGATATTCTCTCAAAAACTTCTTGTAATCGATGACTTAGGGGCTTCGGAGATTAGTCCTGCTTTTGCCTCATTTTTCTACTCAATAATCGAATACCGCATGAATGATGAAGGAAAAGGCACTATCATCACCACAAATTTGACTAACGAGGCATTTATGGAATTATTTGGTGCTACTTTATGCGATCGGCTATTCACTGCTCAATTCTTGGAGTTTTCAGGAAATAGTCGACGAAAAAAGACGATTTAACGAGAATGGCGTTTATTTGAGCTCTGACGAAGAGTTTATGTTAATGGCTACATCCACTAGGGCCACGTCATTTGATCTCAATAGAGTGGCCTTAAAACACGAAATCAACAACTCAGGAAACGATATGATCGAAGTATCCAACATCAAGCAAATCAACAAGGGAACACTACTTGCATCTTGCGATGTCCGCATCGCACCATGGAAGATGACCCTCAAAGAAGTGAAAATCTTCGAAAAAGGTCCACAAAGATGGATCGGATTGCCTTCACGAGAGTACTTAGAGAATGATGAGAAAAAATACATCGAACTCATCGCTTTTGATAACAACGACATCAAAACACGATTCCGAGACCAAATCATGAAGGAAATCAATCTGTTTCTTCAGAGAAATCCAGAAATGAAACCAGATGATGTCATCCAAGATGGCGACTTGCCTTTCTAAATCAATCCCTGTAATGCTATGAGTGTAAACAGCACTCATGGCAAATTACCAGGAGATGGATATGTTACGTCTACGCGAACACGCAATAGCGTACAAAGACAAAATCACCATAGATGACCTATTCTATCACGTGAAAAAGTCGAATAGAATAGGGCTTAATTCAGGAGAAATTCTTACAATATCAGAAGACAAATACGAAGAAGGTACTCATATTTACTTCGATGTGATGAGGATTCATGAAGATCATCATTCCAGGTGAACCAGTCGCACAAACAAGAATGAGATTCACAAACATAAAAGGCTTTTCCAGAGTCTACGATCCGTGTGAAAAAGTCAAAAAACAGGTCAGGGAAAAGTTAAACACTACAGAAATTCAAGAATTCGAACATCCAAGAATCTCATTCATCTTTCATATGCCAATACCAAAGAGCATATCCAAGAAAGATAGGAACTTGTATCAGTCAGGTGTCATCAAACATGAAAAGAAGCCAGACGTAGATAACTTGTTAAAGTTATACATGGACTGTTTGGATGGAATATTCTTCCAGGGAGATCAGAGGGTAACTCTCGGGCCTTGCGTAAAGTTGTATAATCAAGACCCGAAAACTGTAATCATCATTCAAGAGATGTCACAAACACTACTCAAGCAAGAAGTTGATCTTGAAATGTGGCAGAATCTTTTCTCTTCTTGATGATTCCATGAATACCAGCACCACTAAGCGTACGTCTGGAAAAATACCCATGCTCGTTCATCATCTTCACGATTTCTCGGTACGAGACACCCTCATAATGCCATTTCATCATGCAATCTAATCCCTCTTGTTCATTCGAATCTTCTACAAGATGGATGCCATCTGCTCCAAGTGCATAACCATATGGAATGGTAGAACCAATTCGTTCTCCACGCTCTTTCTTCGCATGCAATTTGTCTTTAATCCTTTTTCTGATCATCGCAACTTCTTCTTCTGCTACGGCAGCTTTCACAGCAAATAAAAGTTTACTGTCTAATACATCTTGATCATCAATCAAAATGATATCTTTAACTTTTATCGTGTTTCGCAAGTGGTTAAATATCGAATAGTGCTCGTATGAGTTTCTAGCCAATCGGTCCAGCTTAGTCGCCACGAACACATCTTTAGACGTCAGAGATTTGAACGCAGATTGTAAGCCAGTACGCTTGTCATATGGAATACGGCTAGACATCTTGTCAGAGTAGAGCTCATACGTAAATTCACTCGACCCATGCTTTTTTCTTAAAAACTCAAGACACTTTTCTTCTTGCGTTCGCAAGTCTTGCTTTTCAGTAGAAACACGAAAATAAATTATATATTTCATTTCTTCTTTCCATTAGATACTCTTTTAAATACCGATCTTTTTTTCTTTAGCGCCATCTCTTCTCTATTTGCTGCCGCAATCGCATTGGTTAATTCTTCGTGATACTTTTCCATAAATTTCATGTCTTCATCAAAGTGGATGTTTCCCTCAGGATTGAAAAACGGTTCCGAAATCAAACCATCCCCATCAGGTGAAGCCACAAACTTACGGCTAGTAGGTGCATTTGCATATACCCGTTCTAACACAATAAGCTCTTCTTCTGTGTTTTCTATACATCCAGTCTTTATGTCAAATTTTACCATTTCTTTTCCTCTTTGGCTTTTTCTCTACCAGGGTCTGTAATGCATCAATAACATCTTTTTCCGTATACGGCGTGCGATCCAGCATGTCAGAAAGTTGCCTTTTATACAACAATAATAGCCGGTCAATCTCCCAACATATCGTCTTCGAGAGCTCTTCTTCTTCTTCTTCAAAAAGCCCCAACTTGTATGCAGCAATCTGAAAGTTCCGTAGAGTCATCAGAGAATGTATCCCACACACCAACGCAGCTATTTGATGCTCCACGGTCTTCATGTTTTCAGGATTGACGAATGAAAATGTCATTAAAGTTTTCCATCCCTCAATAAATAAAGTAACTTCATCGCCATTTTACTGGGTGGCAATCCGGCTTCCCAACGCGATATACAAGGAATGGTAGCGCCTAATTTGACAGCAAAGTCTTGTTGACTCATGCCAAGGCTTAATCGGAGCGTTTTAATTTCTTCAGGTGTCATGTTTTTTCTCCAAAAGTTTTATAAGTTCACCAGCACGTTTTGGTCTGAATTCTAAGTCTACCATCAACCCCTCTCCATCCGGACCAAATAGAGAATTGAGATTCTTTACAGTCGTACGTGTAGGCTCTACAAAGATTCCGTTAATAATGCAAAATACCTCTTCATCATCTGGAGATATGCCAATAAGATAACACTCCCACGAAGATTCGGGATGATATAACCGAATCATGGCGTTTACACTTAAATCATCATCTTCACGCCAGTTATTCTTTAACGAATCCAGCATGTTAAAAGATATGTTAAACACTCTCTCCACCACTCCTGCGTATAAATTCTTCAACTTTCTCAAATATCCAATTACGAGCCAATATCCCAGCGGTATATTGCAGGTCAGCACTGGATCTCATGTTTCTATTCTTCTCAAACGCCATATCAATCCAGACACGCGAACGGGGACATTTTGTGCTCACAGAAATATTCAGGTGGCGATTGTAATCTTTGTTAATCAGATCATGATCATCAGAGGATTCAAGCAGCTGTAGGCATTTAAAGATCTCTTCTAACAACAGATCACGGTCTTCATCACGAAAATATACACCAAAAAAGTCATCAACAAAACTCTGAAGACAACCAGGCGAATCATAACGCAAATAGACAGTTCCCAAATAATCTCTATCAAAATACTTAGAATACATAACATCCCCAAAATAAAGGTTTAATCCCAATAAAAAAATGGAACACCAATAACAGAGAAAAATATAATTCCACATATCACAACCAACATATCTACCCCAAAGTAATGGATTACCATTCATCGGTCACACCTCGTACCCGATACCACACAATATAACAAACATCATGTTATCTGTCAATACACAACACGCATAAACATGAAATAAATCACAACCACTTCACATTCGTTATAGGAGGGGACTTGACAAATTATTCTAGAAATTTCATGATTGGTATAATCAGTCTTGAACCAGCCACCACCCGGCTCTGAGGGTGCACGCTGCCTTCCAGGTTATCTTAAACAAGGTACCACATGGCTTTTCCAAAACCAGGTAACAAAAAAGGCGAACCAGCCCGCATACCCAGGGCGGGAATTCCACTCGATAAAACTCAAATACGAGAACTAATAATCAAGTTACACGGTAACCTCAGCAGGGTCGCTGATGCAATAGGTTGCGATAGACACTCGGTTAGACGAGTCTGCGATAGAGACCCAGAATTAAATGAAATCCTAAAAGATGCTAGGGAAAGAATAATTGATAAACTGGAAGATACCGTCTGGGATAGAGCTCTTTCCTCTAACGATACAACACTTCAACTGTTCCTGCTAAAGACTCAAGCTAGACATAGAGGCTACGAACAAGACGAAGTTAAGAACTCAGCTAGAGACATAGCAACAGCAGCCTTTGACTTCATCGTCAACAAGTCTAAGAACCCAGCAGAATAATCCCTCCGTCGCTAGCATGTGAGAATGTTCCAAGTACACTAGCTAGCGACACTCCTCTCAGCCACAGTAGCCACGGTAGCCACAGATGCTATCTAACAGCTATCAAGATGCCATCTAAACACCATCCAGAGGTATCAAGAACCTCCATAATACCTCTAAAAGCTACCCACCGTTAAGCAACTGATGGTGCTTAACACCCAACGGGTAAACATATAGGTGGTTAACACCTCTATAGGCTAACTACAAGCCAGTATCCCTAGATAAGCCTCCAGATCTGGAAAAACGTCAAGAAATCCCAAAAAAGACGATCCCTTAGAAGTACCGGTACCTGTATAAATATATATAGGGAGACCTCAATCACTAACCTACCAGCTTACGAGACTTATTCTCGTTCGGTCGACATTGTTTGGTTATTGAGTATTTATTAACGGGATATGAACGAAAAAAATTTCTGGTGGGAAGAAGGTGGAGAGGTAGTGTGGGGTAACAGGTAGAGGTAGATATGAACGAATCCACATAGATCTAAGAAGAAGAGAAAGATATATATAATATTCTTACTCTTAAGAGTTCTGTGGATAATGTAGATAAGTGGTGATAAAGTTGTTTGTGGGTATGTTTGGGAGGATGTATAATGGAAGAGAGGTGTGTTGAATAGGGTGGTAGATGGGTTAAAAATTTTGTGGGGGGGGTTATATGGGGACGTATGCGATGTTGGTGAGGATAGAGGATGGGGTATTTGTTACGGAGTATCGGGAGGCTGTGTTGGTGGATGGTGAGAAGTTTGGGTTAGTTGGGATGGATATTGTTTGTACGCCTAAAGAGAAGCAAGATATTATTCCGGATAAGGACTGGAGTGGGAGATAGAGATAAAAAATTTTGATGGTATTCGAAAAAGAGTTTTTTCCTCATTAAGTACGCATTTGCAGATTTAGTGAGGAATTCGATAGATGGGATATTGATCTGTCGTAAAAAATTTTTATGGTATACAGGTGAATGATGATTGGTGGGAGTTCTGCGTTTGACTCATTTAATTTATGGGAGTGGGGTATGCAGCCGTTGTCGTCTTATCCGTGTACGCCTGATTCTTCGCCGTCTTATTTTGCGTATCGGCAATATGTGCCTGAAGAGATAGAGGCTAAATGGCCTGTTATTGTTTATATAACGGGTCATGGGTTTACTGATGGACAGATGTTAAGGGCGACGAAGTTTATTTCGATGCCTTATGATGTTGCGACTGGGATGGAGCAATTGAATGGTCGGTTGTTTATTGTGCAGAATGCCACGAATGATACGTTTGAGTTGTGGGATACGAGAGGGTATGCTGTGGATGGTCGTGGGTATACTCCTTATGTATCGGGTGGTCAATTTACGTTGGTTGGTCCTGAGTTACCCATTGTTAACGTTGCTCCTGAGCCTCCGCGTGGAGTTCCTGATCCATTCGTGTGATTTGAATGATGATCCGTCGTATATGGTTCTGTGTACGTTTCGTATGGGTTGGTAATATTCGTCGATGATTGAGGCGTTGACGCATAGGGTGGAAATGTATTGGTAATATCCGGCGGATTCGTGGATATGACCGAAGACGTGTAATTTTGGTTGTACTTTTCCAATGGCTGTTAATAGGTGTGGGCATCCTGTTCTTCTATGGCCGTATGTTTGTGGGACGATGTCTAATATTGTGTATGGTGGGCCGTGAGTGATCAAGATGTCGGTATCTTTTGGGATTTGGGACCATTTTTCGGCTAATTCTTTATCTGATAAAGTGAAGTACCAATTATTGAAATGTGGTGTCCATGGTGATCCGTAGATGTTGAGGCCATTGATGATGATGTCTGAGTCTTTGAGATAATGGATGTTTCTTTCTGAGAATGGTGATTTATTCAAGAGTTCTTTGTCATGGTTTCCAGCGATGAATATTTTGTGGGTATAATCTTGGGTCTTCAACCAAGAGATAAATTCGCTGTAATTACTGGAAGGGCTGGTGATGTCACCGGCGATGATTAAGATGTCGCCACCTGGGAGTTCTGGGGTGTGGCCATGTAGATCTGAGATGCAGTCAACGATCATATGTGTCCTATGGATTATGGGGTTGTATTGTGCATATCATGCAAGAATGTATTGATCAAGAAGATTCTATACTTAAGGTGTTATCGGATAGGGATTGGCGTTTACGGAATCTTTACAAGATCAAAGACAAGTATGGGAATATTGTGTTATTTGAGCCGAATTGGGCTCAATGTCTCTTGCAGAAGCCTCATTATCTAAACATTATTTTGAAAGCGCGTCAGTTGGGAATTACGACGTACCATGCCTTGTTGTTTTTGGATACATGTCTCTTTAATCACAATGTGAATGCTGCGATTGTTGCGGATTCGAAGCCTGTGGCTAGAGAGATTTTCATTGATAAAGTGAAATTTGCTTATGATAATTTACCGCAATTTGTTAGAGATATGTGTCCAGCGCATCGAGATAATGCGAATGAGATGAGATTTTCGAATGGTTCTGTGTTTCGTGTGGCTACATCACTGCGTGGTGGGACTTTACAACTGTTGCATATCACTGAATTTGCCAAGATTTGCCAAGAGAACCCGACGAAAGCCAATGAGATTGTGTCTGGTGCGTTAAATGCGGTGCAAGCGGGTCAATTTGTGTGTATTGAGTCTACGGCTCGTGGTCGTGAGGGGCATTTTTATAATTTATGTAAGACTGCGCAAGCGATGGAGGACTCTGGTAAACCTCTTGGTAAATTAGATTGGAAGATATGGTTTTTTTCTTGGACGATGGACACATCTGCGACATTGGATACGTCTTCTGAAGAGAGGGATCGTATTCAACAACTCCATTATCTCAAGAATATGGACATAAAAAATTTAATCTCTCATGATGATACGGAGAGATTCGGTGTGGTATTAACAAAAGATCAGAAAAAATACTTCCAAGACCTGGCTGAAGAGCACAATATTCATTTGACATCTGGTCAGAAGGCATGGTATGTAAAGAAGATGCAGACGCAGGGAGAGTATATGCAGAGGGAGTATCCTTCTACGCCGGATGAGGCTTTTTCATCTGCGAATGAAGGGTTTTACTTTGCGAAACATCTTGCGATTGCGCGTCAAGAGAAGAGAATCTGTCATCTTCCGTATGATGACCATGCAAAGACGTATACTTCTTGGGATATTGGGATTGGAGACTCTTGTGCGATTTGGGTATGGCAGATCGTGGGAAAAGAGGTGCATGTGATTGACTACTATGAGAATAGTGATGAGAGTCTGTCGCATTATACCAAGTGGTTAAACTCCAAGAAGTATGCGTTTGAGAAACATTATCTTCCGCATGATGCGGCTGCAAGAGAGAAGGGGTCTGGAAAGTCTTTTGCTGATATTGCAAGAGAGCAGGGATTGAAAGTTGAGATTATTCCCCGTCAACAGAACGAGATGTTTGGTATTGAGTGTTTAAGAAACATGTTATCTCGGTTCTTTTTTGACTATTCGAAATGTGAGAAGGGGATCAAGGCTCTTGAGAATTTCAGAAAAGAGTGGAATGAGAAGTTGGGGTGTTATCGAGAGCGCAGTCATCATAACTGGGCATCCCATGCTTCTAAATCGTTGATTTATGCCGCTGAGGCCATCCAGAGAAATATGTCTGGTTCTGGTATGTCTGCACAGCAATGGCGTGAAATGAGGGCGGAATGGATCTAGAAGAATGTTCCACATGTGTTTTCTACGACAAATCAAATGTCGAACAAGAAGGCATAGAATATGAGATGTCGTTTGGTATATGTAGACGATTTCCTCCACAGAGAATAGATGGCATGATTTCGATGTTCCCGGTTGTGGATGCGGATTCTTGGTGTGGTGAATACCAAGAGCATGTAGAAGAATAATGCTTCTATCCAAGGTGTAGAATGGGATATGTACTGGGAACAAATGAAACGGTCTCTAAGTTCTATAACTTTTACTATGACGCTTGGCGTACTTGGTCTGTGTTTTATGCTCAGGCGTACAGAGATTTAAGAGCATATGCTGGGGATAACTGGACGAATCTAGAGAAGTCTAAGCTTGAGAAACAGAATCGAATGGTTCTTGAGCTGAATAAGATCCGTCGTGTTGTGAATCTTTATTCTGGATATGAACGGGAGAATAGAACACAGACCGTCACGGCTCCTGTAGAGGGATCTGATGAACTGACAGCTGATCTATTCTCAGATGTGATGTACTACGTCTACAACAAGGGTAATGCTGATTACATCATATCTGAAGCGTTTGAGCATGCTCTAAAGACTGGCCTAGCGATTATTGGGATCTACATTGACTATTCGAAAGACAAAGTCAATGGTGACATCAATTTCTATTGGAAGCCTTTTAATGCTTTGATGTTGGACCCATATTTTACGAAGCGAGATCTTTCTGATTGTGATCAGGCATCTACACGTGATCTTCTTAGCAAAGAAGCTGTGAAGGCAATGTTGCCATGGGTTCCAGAAGAAGAGATTGATGACATTCCAACTGGAATCAGGGACAACAAATACCAATATCTTGGAATTTATAGACAGTACAACTCTACTTATATTGCTAAGAATCTTGTGACATACGACCAGTACTGGATTCGTGTAAATAGGTCTCAGCGATATCTTGTTGATATGGAGACTGGTGTAACCGAAGAATGGAATGGAACTAAAGAAGAAGAGAGAGAACTAAAAAAGACGCTGGAGTTTACACCTCAACTCCAGCTCATTTACTCTCACAAGCGGACGATTGAGCTCAACATCATCGTTGGTGGAAAACTTTTGTATTCTGGACCAGATCCCACAGGTCTAGATACCTTTCCTTTTATACCAGTTCTCCTGTATCACGAGCCTTTGATCGATACGTATGAACTGAAGATTCAGGGAATTGTAAGATCTGTTCGTGATGCCCAAAGACAGTACAATAGACGTCATAGTCAGATTATTGACTTGATGGAGAGCGTGATCAACACTGGGTGGATCACGAAGAATGGAGCTGGTCTTGACCCTACAATGTTGATGCAAGCGGGTCAAGGACGTCAAATTGTTGTGAATGATGGATATGATGTTAGTACAGATGTGCGAGAGATTTCTCCCCCTCAAATTCCTCCCGGATATCTCAATTACCAAGATATCATCGATAAGAACATCATGGAGATTCCTGGCGCAAGTGACGAACTCCTTGGTCTTAGCTCTGTTGGAGACTCTCAAGTTAGTGGTAAACTTGCCGAAGTACGTTCCAGTAACGGTCTTAAAGGCAATAGAGGGATCTTCGACAATCTTGAACAAAGTAAAAAATATCTCGGAAAACTTGTTTTAGAAGCCATTCAGAAAAACTATTCTGCTGGAAAGATTTGGAGAATCACGAATCGCGAGCCTACACCCGAGTTTTTCAGTGGTCAATTTGGTGAGTATGACTGTGTGATTAAACAAGCGGTCAAGACGGCCACGCAACGAGAGGCTTATTACCATCAATTGCTTCAATTGGTCTCTATGGGTGCACCTATTCCATGGGAAGACATTCTGGAAGCGGCTCCATTACAAGGCAAGACTACGCTTATTGAGAAGATGGCACAACGTGCTGAACAGACTCAACAACAACAACAAGTTGAACAACAGCGACTTGATGAACTTGAGCAGATTGAAAAACATCTCACTCTATCTCAGATTGAACAGAATACAGCACTCGCAGAAGAAAGAAGAGCACGAGTCTTATCTGATATCGGTCTTGCCAAAGAGCGTATGTCCGAACAAGATCAGAATTATGCAAAAGCACTTCTAGATAACGCTAAGACTGTTAAAGAGCTTGAGAATCTAGATCATGCTCAATTGATGGAAGTGATGAATTTTGCAACATCTCTTCGTGAGAAAGAATTTGCCAGGATGGATAAAGAGTTATCTAAAGATGCGACACGTGTGAGCGCGCCAAGTCCTAAAGATACGATGAGTTCGCCTGAAGATACGTTAACGAGCCAACCCCAATAGGAGGAGTTATGGCAATGCATGGAATTGCGTCATCTAACAAGATGATGAGGAATATGGATACGTATGGTGGTCAGGAAAAGCCTGGTTATCATCCACCAGAAGGAAATGCTGGTCGTGCAGCAAAAGGCGTTTATAGCCACAAAGACAATCCTATGAGCATACCTCCAAAAGGATCGTCTATTGGTGCTGGTTATGGAAATAGTGATCGCATGAAAGCTATGAAAAACCAGTCTGAGCAATTAAAGAAAGAAAATCTACGTGGTCAGGCATGCTAATTATTCCAAAAGAAGTCCAAGAGCAGAATCACAAACAAGCTCTTGATGGTATCATTAACCATTTTAACGATGCCCTTGAGAAGATTCTTGTTGAAAATTCTGATAAAGACACTTATTGGATTCTTGGGAAGACTAGGATAGAGAATGTGAATGGTAAAGATCTAGTCAGGCCGTTCTTGCAAGCATGTGTTGAGAAGCCTGGACTGGTTAAAGAGTCGTTCGTCTATGAGGTGGACAATAGACGAGGCGTAAAAACTCTTCTATGGGTTATGCATCCAGATGGAAAGTTATCTTTTCCAACATTAGGAAAGTCCATAAGCGTCGCCGGCTCTACGGGCGTAAAATCTTGCCGCCGAAGTTAAGGGCGTAAACCAACGGGAGTCTTATGGACGAAGAACACGACGAATCTACTGCTGTCTCCGAGCAAGTGGAAGTCACGCAACCGGAGCAAGAAGAGCAACGAATGGTTCCTCTTGCAGCTTTAGAAGCAGAGAGAAAGAAGCGTCAAGAGGTTGAGGCTAAAGCAGTGCTTTATCAACAATACTTGATGAACTCGCAAAAGAAAGAAGAGCCTGTGGATGACTCCAATGATTTAGTGGAGAAACATCATCTTCAACAAACGGTAAACCTTACCAAGCGAGATATTCTAGAGACTCTGTATCAGGACATGAATCCGGATGCTGTTCATGAAATCAACAAGTATTTGAAATCAATCTTGGAAAAGAAGCCTTGGTTAGCCGAGTCGGTAGATTCTGCCCAGAATCGTTATGCACGAGCTCACGAGATCGTGAAAGACTATAAGCATCTTGTGGAAGATAAGCCAAAGAAAATCACCACAAATGATGCGGAAAGGATTGTACAGAACGCAAATAAGCCTAGATCTCCCATAGAATTAGGTAAATCTGCTCAAACAAGTTCTGTAGAGTACTTAAAAGCGGTTCAGGGAAAGAAAGAGTTTAGAGAATACCGAAAAAAACTGCTAAACGGAGAGCTTTAGTTCCGAGATCTACCCAAAGATCTAGGAGAATTTTATGGCAGTAGGTACGACAACCACGGTACAAGTGGATCCAGAAGTCAACTTGTACTTTGACAATATCCTGTTGGATAGGCATCAACCATATTATGTTTATGGTTACATGGCGCAAGAACGTCGAATTCCGCAAAAGAATTCGAAGACTGCGATTTTTAGACGATTCGA